CAACAGCGGGCCGCGAAAAGCGGTCGGGCCTGGCATGAAGCAGATAGGAGGGAAAACATGAAACGAAGAAGAAAAAGGAGGGCTTCGCCGGCGCCGCTTATCTGCCTGCTCGCAGTTTTAGCCTGCATCGTAGCTCTCCGCATCAGTGTCAGCGAGGAAACCGCAGCGTCGGCACAAATGGCCGGCAAGTTAGAAAACCCAGCAACGACAGCACCTGTCCGGCTTTTAGAAGCAGAAATGACCGAGGCTGAGCAAGTTACCTGGGCCGAAGATCGCCCCGCCCGTGCAGCTCGGTATGTCAACATCGAAATGACTGACGAGGAGCTGGCAGAACTGGCTGCGGTCGTATTCCTCGAAGCCGGCAATCAGAGCGCCGAGGGGCAGCAGGCCGTTGTCGAAGTTGTTTTCAACCGCGTGCTGCACTCCGCTTTCCCGGGCACAGTACACGATGTGCTGCACCAAGGAGAGGGAGGCGATGTTCCGCAGTTCTCCACCATCTACGCGGTCAGCACCGCGACGCCGACGCAAGCGCAGTATGACGCCATCAACGGCGCTCTGTATGGAGATACGATCCTTGACGCCGATGTGGTTTTCTTCTCCCGCAATGGAGAGAACGACCGCGTATGGGGGCAGATCGGAGATCACATCTTCTGCCGCGAATACATCTGGAGGTAACGAGCATGACGCGAAAGAGATTTCGGCAAGCCTGCGGCATCATCGCCGCGCTCGGCTTCCTCCTGGCCCTCGGAACTGCCGGCGCCAGCGATTGCGACCTTATCTCCATGAGCCAGATACTCCGGCAAGGTTGCATCGGGCTGGGAATGTTCGCCGGCGGACTATGGCTGGGAGGGTATCTCTCATGACTGAGAAGAAAGGCCCGAAGCGCCAGCTGCTCGGCAAGATCGCAAAAGCCCGCGGCAAGCAGTTTGAAAGCCGCATCGACGATTGCCTTTGCCTACTACGCGCAGAAAGGCTTTGCGATCATCGAAAAGACGCCGGAGCCGATGCACCCCACGAAAAATCTCGGCAATGGCAAGTTCATCGCCTACTACGAAAAGCAGGCACAGCCGGACTATAAAGGCACTATCAAGGGCGGCAGGACGGTCATGTTCGAGGCGAAATTCACCGCCGCCGACCGAATGGAGCAGAGCCGCGTCCTCCAGAGCCAGCAGGACTATATGGACAGGCATCAGGCGCTCGGCGCTCGCTGCTTTGTCATCGCCGGTTTCAGTTCCGGCATGGTCTATTGCGTCCCCTGGGACATCTGGAAGACCATGAAAGACCACTTCGGCCGCAAGTATGTGACGGAGGCCGACTTGGAGAAATATCAAGTGCAGACGGCGTGGAATGGCACGCTGCTCCTGCTCAACTGAATTGAAAGGAGTTACCACCATGAGCGAAATTTCCATGTATGAAGCCCAAAAGAAGAAGATGCAGGGCCTGTGCGATGAGCACGATCTCGTCTATCGCTTTGAAAAAGACAGATACCCCATCATCTTTACCATCAAGCCCGTACAGGGCATGGACGCACAGATTTCCATGCTGGAGAACGTCGAGGAGGTCGGCTACCGCAGCCCCGACGCCTCCATGTCCTGGATCTTCGAGGACGGCGGTCTGGACACGAAGGTAACGGGCGGCACCTTTACCATCAGCAAGACGCTCCGCACCAAGATCGAGTCCATTCTGGTGAAGATGATTACCTACTGGCAGCAGTATTTTTTCCGCGATGTGCTGGAAAAGAACGCATTGCGCAGCGGCCTCATGCCGGTCATTGACGAGGACGAGGCTGGCGATACCGACGAGGAGCCGGAGGACGAGGGGGATATGCAGGGCGAGGATGGCCCCGAGGTTGACCTGGACGACCCCGACATTCAGCAGGCCATTTCCATTGTTCGGGCAGAGAATAAAGCGACTGTGGGGCTGTTGCAACGCCGTATGAGCGTTGGCTACGCAAAGGCTGCGCGCCTGATTGACGCACTGGAGGAGCTGGGTGTCGTCGGTCCGTATAACGGCTCCGATGGCCGCGAGGTCCTCCCTACCGACGAGCCTGACGACACGGAAGGCGGTGAAGATTGATGCCGACCGTAAATGCCAATAAGCATACCGCGCACGATCTGCAGCTTGCCGGTCAGATGCGCCGCGAGGATTACAAGACAATCAAGCACATGGACAAGGCGACGCTTGCGGCCTACCTCAGCCGCGTGTGGAAACGCGGGTATGACGCCGGGTATCAAGCCGCCGTTAAGTCAGTCGCTCCGCAGCTGCGCGAAGCCGCAGAACTGAAAGCAGCGAACAAGGAGGGCTAAGTCATGGGAAACGCCCTGCGGCACATCAGAGGGGAAAGTCAGAAGAATATCGTCCGCTTCATAGAAGGGCTGAGTGGGAAGTATTCCCGCTGGGACATCTGGCAGGACTTCATCATCATGTCGGCCATCGCAATCGCCAACACGATGGGAGGCCCGCAGGCCAAGGTCAGGGAAGAAATGTACCGCAGCCGCGCAGAGAAGTATTCCGCTAAGGAGCTGGAAGTCTTTGCAGATATGTTGCTTGAGGTCGTAGCCGAATTGGAGCGCGATCCCGAGCAGGACTTCCTCGGTGAGCTTTTTATGGCACTCGGCCTCGGAAACGAATGGAAAGGACAGTTCTTCACTCCGTACAGTGTCTGCAGGGCGATGTCCGCGATGACCTATGCGCCTGATATGACGGCGCGGATAGAAAAGCAGGGCTGGATATCTGTGAACGACCCAGCCTGCGGAGCCGGTGCGCTGCTGGTTGCATTTGCCAATGAGTGCCGGAGACAGCATATCAACTATCAGACCTCGGTGTTGTTCGTGGCGCAGGACATAGATTTCCTCGCCGGTTGTATGTGTTACATCCAACTGAGCTTGCTCGGCTGCCCCGGCTATGTTGTCATTGACGACTCGCTCCTGCGGCCGTCCACCAGCTACGACGCCCGCGGACTGCTGCCAAAGGACGGCCCGCAGGTCTGGTACACGCCGATGTACTTCCGCGATGTCTGGCACTACCGCCGTATCGGGGCGCAAATGGATCTCCTGTTCCGGAATGCGGCAGAGCAGGTACCGGCAGAGCCGCCGGCGCCTGCCGCGCCGCCGGAACAATCTCAACCGCTGGCGGAAACGAAAACCGGCCAGCTCACTCTATTTTGATGGGAGGGAACGGAATGCGGCAGCCGCCGCCTCTCGGGAGCCGGACATGGAAGCCCGAGGAAGAAGATTATTTGATGGAAAAGTGGGGGCAGATTTCTGTTCCAGCCATCGCAAAGAAACTCAATCGTACCACAAACGCCGTCAAGGTCAGAGCTCAGCGTCTGGGTTTAGGCGCGGTATTGATGGCTGGCGAGTATGTCACGCTAAATCAACTCCTGCTGGCGGTGAACGGAAGAAGCAGCTCCTACGGCTACAAAATGAAAAGCTGGGTCGAAAATCGCGGCTTGCCCGTCCACACAAAAAAGGTCAACCGCTGCAGCTTTCGGGTGGTCTACATTGAAGAGTTCTGGGAGTGGGCCGAGCGATACCGCAGCTTCATCGACTTTTCCAAGATGGAGCCGTTGGCGCTCGGCGAGGAGCCGGACTGGGTAGCCGAGCAGCGCAAGAAAGACTTTGAGGCATACGCCATTCAGAGGAAAGACCCGTGGGGAGAGGACGAGGACTCTCGGCTGAAGATGCTGCTCAGTAAGCACAGGTACTCATGGGCAGAAATTTCCGAGATGATGCATCGTTCTCACGGTGCGATCGCGCGCCGTTGCCGTGACCTCGGCATCAAGGACCGCCCCGTTTCGATGGAGCTGACCGGCAAGCGTGGCACATGGACCAGCGAGGATTTTGAAATACTGGCAGACGGCATCCGCCACGGCGACAGCTACGCTGCCATAGGCAAGGCGGTCGGCCGTTCCGAAAAGTGCGTCCGATCCAAGGTCTACAACGATTATCTGACCGAGAACGCCGACAAGGTGCGGGAAATGCTCGGTGATGGCGCGTGGGGGCACGGTGCGCCGGAAATGGACGTCCGTCATGGCTTCTATATCTCCCGCACCCGCCATCAC